TTGTAAAGTTCCTTCATTGACATTGTAATAAACCTCCCAAAGTTGTTTGTTTTGTCTTTCTTTATCTTACAATAATATTATATACACTTTGGGCACAAAAATCAACTGTTTTTTGAAACTTTTTTGTTTTTTTTTCAGTCACGTGTCCTGTCCTCGCCGATCAATCCAGCGATCAGCAACGCCACACCGATCAATGCGCAGGGACCGAAGAGAAACGCTGGATCAATGGCAATGAGAATCGCACCCAGGATGATCCGAATCCAGCTGATGCTCCGTTTACGTTTCAGTGTGACCACCTCCTCTCAACTCTTGACTGCACTCGCAGCCTGATGCTCAATAGTCATTACGCACCAGCAGATCCATCAGGAAGGCCACGATGCCGATCTTGACTGGCCGAAGTGGTTGTGTCAACGGTCCTGTGCCTAGTGGGTGCTGCTTGTTGTACCTAGCGCGCTGCTTGGAGCGCCTACTGGCCTTGCGCCTCATGTGTCTCAACAGACGCTGATTCTCTTTCGACAGGAATTGCACTCAGTCATCCTCCCCCGCAACTCGACTCGCGGATCGCACGCAGTCTTTGCAGATGCACAGCAGGCGGAAGGCCGGATTCCACGTTCTCAGGTGGTAGTACTCCTCGCCCTCATAGATCTCGCCTCCGCAACAGGTGCAGTAGTGCATGACTCTCGGCTCCTTAGGAGTCAGACTCGGTTCAGGTGTCTCATATTTCATTGCAGGTAACCTCCTTTGTAGAATCCGCCCCAGCACATGGCAAGGCCTAGGGCCTCCTGGCGAATGATCGTGCTCAACTGCATGTTGACCGAGTCGGACTGCATAGCCGTGATTGCCATCAGGAGCACTCCGCCGATACCGACGATCATGCACATCGCGCGTTTAGTCCTGAGTTTCATGTTCAACCTCCTCAACTCTCTGAGACCGGGAAGCTTACGCTTCCTCGATCTCGTTCTCAACGGTGGCCTTGATCTTCTTGGTACGAGGCTGCAGAGCCGGACCATTGAGCAGGAACGTCGTAGCACTCCAGGCAATAGGCTCGGTGGAGTCGTCCTGCAGCAGGACAACGTGCGTCTCGGTCATGTAGACGATCTGGTACGGGACCTCGTTATCTCGACGCAGCCACACCTTCTGGCCAACTGCATAATCGGACAAGCTCTTGCCAACACCAACAGTACCAGCACGCTGCTTAGTAGCATTGAGCGCTTCCCAATCGAGGACCTCGATGTCGATCTCATGAGCTTCGAGATATTCCGCAACAGCGGTCCAGTTAGTAGCTTCCGGATCATAAGGCTGGCCAACGATAGGTGCCTTAGAGCGCTTCAGCAGCACCGGATAGGAGGTGTTAGTAGCAGCTGCCAGCTTACGGAGGCTAGCGTTAGGATACTGCTCGAATCTCTGCTTGAGGAGCTCGCTGATGGTTTCGACCTTAGCTTCGTTGGTGGTGATATTCTTCTTAGACATGATGTACTCCTTTCAAATGCTAGGTGGTTTAGGGACTAGCAGCCCTTACTTATGGATGAAGGCTTTTGGATGAACCTTCAAGAACCTTTCTTTATCTTACATCCATATTATAGTCTCTTTTGTTCCGAAAATCAAGTACTTTTTCAACTTTTTTTGTTTTTCTTTTTGTACTGTTCTCCTTTCATCTTATGTCCATATTATAGGCTCAGTTTCGAAAAAAATCAAGCTTTTTTCCGAAATTTCCTGTGAACTTTTACATAAAGAGCAGTGCTGTTTTTTATCTATTTTACCATTTGTTTGAGTACTACTATACTACACTAATGCAGTAATGCCAGGTTTTACCTGCTAAAACATTTCGAAATTTTTAGAGCAGGTGTTACCAGAAAAATTCCCAGTGCCTAAATTTCACAGATTGTAGAGCCGGTACCCCGAGAAAAAATTCCGGGGGGTTCTCCCCTCAACCGTTCAACCCCCTCAACGATGCGCGTGAAGCCACATGGGATACAGCCAGCGATCCAGCGAGCCATATTCTGCAGGAATACAGATGGGAGCCTGCAGGTCTCGCATGCTAGAGATCTGCGTTCCGGTTGCTCGGTTTCTGCGATCGAGTTTAGTACCCCTCAACCAGACAAGCCGGGTAAAATTTTCTGAATCCGACTGCTCAAGCCCAAGGAAGCCTACATTCCAGGTAGCTTCGAGCAGTATAGTGTGCGCAACTGCTGCGACCCCTGGAGTGTTTCCGCAGAGCAGCCCTAGTCTTAGATCTTTCAACATAACGCCATTTGGTGTTGCTCTCCAGTCAATATTAGAGCTGTCTGGCTCGAGAAAGAGCTTGGACCTAGACCAGCCTCGGATCCAGAGGCTCTCGGACACAATTCTCAACCATTCAACCCAATGCTCGTTTAGATCCTGAAATAGGCGAGCTCCAACAGGATTTCCGCCAGCGATGTCTCTGTACATTGTTCTAGAGTACAAATAAAGCGCTCCTTTCATTCTAGCTTTGCGAAACATTAAAAGTATAATTTCTGAAAAAATTTCTTTCAGTTTACTTGCATTTTGCTCATCTTTATTATATAATAGAATTGAGGAAGATGCAAGGACAATTTGCATGAATTCAACACTAAATTTTGAACTGAAGGGAGTGTGAGCTTATGTGTAGAGTTTGTCAACATAGCCAGCGAGCAGACATTGAGAATATGTTGCTGGAGTTGACTGATAAGGAAAAAGGCATTACTGTTGAGAGCATTGCTGAAGAGTATGGCGTTTCGACTAACGAACTTAAGCTGCACGCTCTGTATCATACTCCTCTGGTTCGGCCTGAGGACGTCGAAGTAATCGAGTCTACTCAACCGAGCGAGTTCGACAAGTTCGAGCCTGGCGTTCTCGTGACGGACGTTCCCTCAACTCAACCCGCGCAACCGACTCGCGACAGTTTGGTGCGCAGAGCTAAGCTGCGTGAGATGGACATGCTGGAGGCTGTCAGCCGTGAGTATCTTGTGACTCTGAAAGCGATGGGTCGCAGGATCAACAAGCTGGCTCGAACCAGTAACATTCCGGAAGAGGACCAGGATTTGCAGATCCAGATGGCTAAGATGCTCACTAAGCCGATGACTGATCTGTACATTGGTCTCGGCGGTGAGATTCGGCAGGCTGTAAAGACCATGTCTGAAGTGGACCGCATGCTGAATGGTCCTGAGGATGCTGCTGTTACGGGGCTTAGAGCTCTGACTGAAGCGATTCGAGGCAGTGGTGCATAATGGTTGATTGGAGGCCATTTTCGCCTAAGGCACTGGATTTTATTCGCAACTCTGATGCGAAGTTGAACATAGCTCATGGAGCAGTTCGTTCGTCGAAGACGATTTCATGTACTGTCCGGTGGCTGTCGTATTTGATCTCTGGCCCTCCTGGAGATGTCGCCATGCTCGGGCGAACGACAGCCACCTTACAGCGAAATGTTTTGAATGACCTGTTCGATACTGTAGGCATTCAAAACTATAAATGGACAAATCGACAGCAGGGTGAGTTGCGTATCTTCAACAGACGCGTGTACTGCTTCGGCGCTAACAATGAGGACGCTGAGTCCAAGATTCGAGGCGCAACTTTTGCTGGAGCTCTGTGTGATGAGGTTAACTTGTACCCACAGAGCGTGTTCAACCAGTTGATGGCTCGTCTGTCAGTTGAAGGAGCGATGTGCTTCTGCAACTGTAACCCTGATAGCCCTTACCACTGGTTTTACACCGATTATATTACGAATCCAAAGATCACCAACAAAAAAGTCTGGAAGTTCTTGATGGAGGACAATCTCAGCTTGAGTCAGTCCTACATTGAAGACCTGAAGCAGATGTACACTGGCGTCTGGTACGAGCGCATGATTCTGGGCAACTGGGTTGCTGCAGAAGGCCGCGTGTACGATATGTTCTCGGCAGGCAAGCACATGATCGACACTGCTAAGTACATTGAGCAGAGTGGTGTGCATCCGAGCGCTATTCGTTGGTTAGTTGGTTGTGACTATGGCACCTCAACTGTTATGTCTTGGGGCTTGTATGCTAAGTTCCCAGACACTGATAGATCTGGAATGCCGGTGATGCTGAAGGTTCGTGAGTTCTACTACGACGCTAAGAAGCGTAAAAAGCAGCAAACCGATGCTGAGTTCGTTGTAGAGTTCCAGAAATGGCTCGACGGCATTAAGCCGTGGGCTGTGTACTGCGACCCGTCAGCGGCTTCGTGGAAAGTGGCCTTGATGCGCCTTGGATATCGTGTGCTGAATGCTGATAATGACGTTATCAGTGGTATTAGACATGTCGCAACTCGCCTGACATGCGGTAAGTACTTTATTGACAAGTCTTGTGTCAACACTGAGCAGGAATATGCATCGTACGTATGGGATCCAAATGCTCAACGAGTAGGTTTGGATAAGCCTTTGAAAGAGCATGACCATGCTTGCGATACTGACCGATACGCTCTGTACACTGAGTCTTTGAATGGTATGTCTGGTGTCTATAAAGTTTAAGGAGTGAAGTGTATGCTCTATAATTTTGATTGGTTGAAGCCGGGGCAGAGCTTTCCTCCGGTTTGCGAGATGCCTCGCGTAATGCGTTACTGCCAGAATGCTCAACTGTTTGACGGCGATCATTTTGCAGACCCTGCATTTCGTACGCACGATCTGCATCAGGTAGACAGCATCAACTGCTACATTCAATGTGCGAAGCGTATCTCGCAGGTGATTGGCAACTTTGAAGATGTTGTGTCCTTCCCAACTCTTCTCAACTATCAGCGGTTGATGTCTCTCAAAATGGCGGATCTTGTTTGCGGTGAGCATCCTAACATCTCTGGTGCATCTGCTGAAGAGAATGAGACTATTCGCAACGTTCGCGATACTTCCGATTTTGACGCCAAAGTGTACTCAACTGTAATCGACATCAGCCGTTACGGCGATGCAGTGTGGCGTTTGTACTTAGACTACGACGGTAATTACAATTTTACTTGCTGGGATCCTGCTCAGTGGTACCCTGTAGTTCGACAGGATGGCACCAACAGCATTATGGCGCATTGCTTGTGCTGGCGTGAGAATATCACCGGCGATCCGACCAAGCCTGATTGGTACTTGCATGTACAGATTCACAGTACAGCTTCTTCTGAGGTTGGCCGGTATGAAACTCGTATCTATAAGATGAATGAGTCCGGTGATGTGATTCTGGATCAGGTTAGCAGCGGTTGGACCTCTACTGGACTGGATCGCTGCGCTGTTCAACATATTCGAGCATTCTCAACCTCCAATAGCGTGTACGGCTATGACGATTACATGCCGCTGGACAGCATTCTCGCGGAGATTATGGCTCGTGTTGGTCAGATTTCTGCTATCCTGGATAAGCACGCTGATCCTAATATCACAGGCCCTGTCTCGATGCTTGAATGCGATGCTCGAACTGGTGAGTACCACCTGCACAGTGGTAAGTTCTTTGCTGTATCTCCCGGTGAAGAGCAGCCAAAGTACATGACTTGGGATGGTCAGCTTACGAGTGCGTTCAAGCAGCTTGAGTTCTTGATCAATCAGTTGTACATTTTGAGCGAGATGGGCGCTGCTCTGCTTGGTGGTCAAGATGGATCCAGCCAGGCAATTAGCGGTACTGCGATGCGTTTCAAGATGGTCAACCCTCTTGCAAAGGCTCGTCGAATTGCTAACGCTCTGACTCGACCAGTTCGTCAACTGTTCGCAAGTTTGAGCAAGCAGCTTCAGTACGAGAACATTTCGGTGCTGTGGTCTGATGGTCTGCCTGATGATCCGCGTGAGAACATTGAGAATGCTAAGCTGGCTTCTGGTGCGACTCAGATGATGCCTTTGGAAAAGGCTATCATGGAGTACTTTAGCAGATCGAACGACGAAGCTAAGCAGTGGATTCAAATGATCCTGGACGAAAGAGAGCTTCTGCAACCAGGCGTGGTGGAAGATCCGAATCACCCTGGTCCGCAAGATGGTACTGGTGTTAACAGCTCCGCTAAGGGCTCCGTAACAGGTCTGAATAATTTTAGATCTGCAACTAATATGGAGGATGGTGAGTAATATGACCATTATGCAGGGCGATGCTTACTATCTGCCCTTCAAGCTTCTTGTAGATAAGACTGAGATACTCCCTGCTAATGTCGAAACCATCGAATTTAGTCTGGGCAACTTGCTGAAGTACTATCCTGGAGATGTTGAGTATCGAGACGAGTGCTACCAGCTGTACTTGTCTCAGCAGGAGACTTTTAAGATGAGTCCTAAGTCCAGTCTTAAAGTTATTGTCCGAATTAAGTTCCCGGGCTCTCCTGATGTTGTACGCGGTACGCTGGCAGATCCGATCAATGTGGAGGCTAGCACATCTAGGGAGGTGCTGTGATTGAGCATTGAGATCAACCTGACCGGGCAACCTGAGATCAATGTACACGTAGCTGCACCGAGTACAGTTCAGGTACAGCTACAAGATGTATCATTGATCAATGTAGTTGGTGAAAAGTATGAGGGTGATTATGAAGTAACCCCTTCAACTTACAACGATAAAGTTATGGCTACACAGAATATGGTTATGACCAAAGATGTTACAGTCCGGAAGATTCCACAGTTTGAGGTTTCTAATACGTCGGATGGTAAGACGTTAATCATAGGGGAGGAATATTATGGCTAATAAATATGTAAACAAAGTTATCATTGGCACCGAAGTTAAGCTTGACCTTACTCAGGACGATATCACTCCTGATAAGCTGGCTGAGGGCATTAAAGCCCATGACAAATCCGGCGCACCTATCGTTGGTACGAGTACGAAGGATGCTGACACCAGCGATGCAACTGCCGTTGCTGCAGAAATTCTGAAGGATAAGACAGCGTATGTGTCAGGCGCTAAGCTGACTGGTACAATGCCCAACAATGGGGCAAAGCACTTGAAAATCACTAATAAGGGCACTCCCGTACCTATTCCGATGGGCTTCCATGATGGCTCTGGTGATGCTGCTATCGACGCTGATGAGGCTGCAAAGCTGATTCCGGCCAACATCCGCGAGGGTATCACGGTGCTTGGTGTTGAAGGTACTATGTCTGGTTCTGAAGGCGTAAAGCCTCAGGCGAAGACGGTTACTCCGACATTCGCACAGCAGGAAGTTACACCTGACAGCCCTGATTACAATTACTTGTCTTCGGTTACTGTTGCTGCAATTCCTGTCACCTATACAGATAACGCTCAGGGAGGCCAGACACTGAAAGTAGGTGCTTGATAGTGGCAGTCAACAAGGTTGAGATCAACGGTGTGGTTAAGCTCGATCTGACGGCGGACACTGTTACGGCAGCAAAGCTTGCACATGGCGAGACTGCGCACGACGCGAGCGGCAAGCGCATCACCGGCACCATGACCGCCCCGCAGCTGCAGATCGTCGTCACGACCAGCGCGGGCGCGACCGTTACGGCTACAAAGGGCAGCAAGACGGTTTCCGGGACGGCAGATGCGAGCGGGAACTGTACGTTGACGGTTGATGAGGTTGGAACATGGACTGTGACAGCTGCATCGGGAAGTATGTCTAAATCTATCGATGTAGTTGTTGGATCTGTCGAAGCTACGCTGAACCTGATTGACCCTGTTTTTGGCAATAACGACTGGTCGACTATTATTGCTGCGTGTCAGTCTGGCAGTGTTCCCGATGCTTGGGCTGTCGGTGACAGCAAAGAGATGACAATCAGCAATAAAGCATACCAGATCGACATCATCGGCAAGAACCACGATGACTACGCCGACGGCTCGGGCAAGGCTCCGCTGACGTTCCAACTTCATGCCTGCTATTCCAAAGCTAAAATGCTTAGCTCGAATGTTACTTACACATGGCAGAAGTCGACAATGCGTACCAGTACGTTGCCGGCTATTTTGAAGAGGATGCCTGCTGAAGTGCGGGCTGCGATTCGAGAAGTTACAAAACTAACTGGAGCCAGCGCGTATTTGTCGGAATTAGATTCTACAGCAGATAAGCTATTTATATTAAGTGACGATGAGCTAGGTATAGGTTATAATTCGGTAGCAGGCGAAGGTACCGTGTACGAGTACTATACAGGTGCCAGCAGTCGTCGCATAAAGCAGTATAACAATACAGATTCTTATTGGTGGCTGCGTTCAATCTGCACGGACAATAATCATAAAGGCAGTGTAAAGTGTATAAACACTAGCGGCTCTCTCTATCAATTTATTGGTTCTGCTACTGACTACGGTGTGACATTTGGCTTTTGCTTCTAACTATGTAGATATGATCTTTAAGGTCATTCTAATAATGAGCCGACGGGCGTTAAACGGGAGGAATTTCAATGTCGTTTCTTGATGCGTTGAAGAAGAGTTTGACTCCGGAAATGTATGCTCAGGTGACTGATGCTCTGGGCGATGACTTTGACTATGATCTGGTACCTAGGACTAGACTGAACAAGGTCATTGCACAGCGCAACACTCTGAGGGATCAACTTGCTGGTTTAAGCGGCGAGCCTGGCAGCACGCCTAAGCCACCCAAGGCAGATCCTGATGATCCTGAAGTACTGCCTGGAAAGCCAGTAGATACTGCTGCTTTAGAGCAGAAGTACAAGGATCAGGCGGACGAAGCTATTCGTGGAGTCAAGATGCAGTATGCAGCACTGTCAAAGCTGCGTGAAGCCGGTGTCGTGGATCCTGAAATGGTTTGGTCTTCCAGTGTGCTGGACAAGACTAAGATTACGATGGACGAGCACGACAAGATTACTGGCATGGATGAGATGCTGACTCAGCTTAAGACCGATAAGGCTTATCTGTTTAAGCAGACCACCCCTCCTGCTGGTACGGGTAAGGACGGCGGTACCCAGTTTGAAGGTGTGACGACGCGTGATGCGTTCCTGAAGTTGGACGTTGCGCAACAGATCGCTTTTAAGCAAGCTAACCCTGAGATCTTCAAAAAATTTATGAAAGGTGAGTGAGTTTAATGCCTGGTACTTTTCTTGGTTACCCGTTCGATGAGGAAATCTTCCTGATGAACTGGCAGGCAGCCCAGGACCCCACTCGTACTGCTATGATCGATAGCGGTGCGGTTCAGCGCAACGGTGAAATCGCTCGTATGATTGCGAACGGTTCCAACCTGTACACGATTCCGTTCTACAATGTGATCGGCGGCACGGCCGATAACTACGACGGCACTTCTGACATGACTGTTTCGGATCCGACCGGCAGCTCTCAGACTGGTGTTGTCTACGGCCGTATGCATGCTTGGCGTGACAAGGACTTCATCCGTGACTTCAACTCGGGTGCCAACCCGATGCAGCAGATTTCTGCTCAGGTCGCGAGATACTGGAACAAGCAGCGCCAGAATCGCCTGATCGGCATCATGAAGGGCATTTTTGCCATCACTGATGACGAGAGCGACTACTGGGATGCATGGCAGAATCACAAGACCAGCATCGTGTTTGCTGGTACGAGCGGTGCTGCTGGCGAGGGTAACATGCTCAGCGAAGCGTCTGCTGCTGAAGCGATCCAGAAGGCCGTTGGCGACAACGCCGGTATCTTCTCTCTGGCGATCATGCACTCCAAGGTTGCTCTCAACCTTGCGAAGAAGCAGCTGCTGGAGTTCCGGAAGTACACCGACGCTGCCGGCATTCAGAGAACTGTCAACATCGCGGACTACAATGGCATGACTGTCATTGTTGACGATGGTGTTCCTGTTACGACGAATGCCAAGGACACTGCTGCGAAGGACTACACCACGTACCTGTTCGGTGCTGGCGCAATTCAGTTCGCAGAAGCTCCTGTCGACACGCCTGTCGAAGTCGATCGTACCGTGCTGACTGCTGGTGGCTACAACGTCCTGGCAACCAGACTGCGTGAGACGCTGCATCCGAACGGCTTCACCTACACGCTGCCGACTGTGTCTGGTTCGGTCTGCTCGTCCCCGTCTGATACTCAGCTGGGCACGGCTGCTCAGTGGAAGGTCGTCGTCGATCCGAAGCTGATCCCGATTGCACAGATCGTGTCCAACGGCTAAGGAGGTGAGTGCGCGTGGCGAACATTGGCTACGTAGACGTTACGTACGCAGACGAGTACGTTGCGACGCACTTCCTTTCAACCGATGACTTGCGGTTTACCTGGGAGGGGTTGAGTAATGAGGATAAGGAAGTGCTGCTGCAACGATCCTTTGAATCAATCGAAGCTCTGCCCTTCTCAGGGCACAAGTCTCAACCAGATCAACAGACTGCATTTCCAAGATGTCCGAGCACGGAAGTGCCTAACAGTGTCAAAGCTGCTCAGGTTGAAAACGCCATTGCGCTGTCTGATGATTCAACCTCAGAAGATGCCGCATTCTACGAAAAGCTTTGGCAATGGGGAGTAGAGTCGTACAGCATTGGTAATTTGTCCGAGAGGACAAGTTCTGGTGCCTGGGGACGGGGATCCACTACTTCGTATGGTATTGTATCTGCGAAGGCAGCACGACTCCTTCAACCGTTCATGTCAGGCGGCTACCGAATTGCAAGGAGGCCAGTATGAGTCGAATGACGAAATTTCTAAAGCAGACTTGCACATTCGAACGTGCTAAGAGAGACAGTAGAGGAAATGTTCAACTGGATAAGTTCGGCGAAGTGATTTACGAATCTCCTCGTCAACTTAGATGTCGTCGTGAGAGAGTCATTCGAGATGTGCAGACCAATACCGGTGCTGTGCTCCGAAGCTCAACAAGATACTTTACCGACGAAAGCGTCGAAGTCAATGCGGACGATCGCTTCGATGGCAAGGCTATCTTAGAAGTTGAAGAGTACACCAACCAGCTTGGTCGTACGGAAGGTTACGAGAGCTATGTCTAGAGGCAGTTCTGCAACAAGCACTGCTAGTGTGCAACGAGCGATTAAGAACTTGAAAAGGTTTTTGAACACGCTCGAAACTGTGCCCAATGAGGAGCTGGACAAGACGGCTGCTGCAATAAAAGCAAAAGCGGTTGCTCAAGCTCCTTACAAGACAGGACAACTGGAACGTTCGATCTATGTGAATGCTACGCATACAAAAGGCCATCAAGGAATCCGTGCTGGTGCGAGTGCAAAATCTGAGACAGGTTACGACTATGCAGGCATTCAACATGAGAATACAACGTTCAACCATCCTATCAAGGGTAAAGCGCACTACATTAGCGATCCCTTCAAGCAAGAAGTGTACAACATGAAACGTCGTATCAGGAGGAGGTTGAAGAAGCCTAAATGATTGCAGAGTATATCTACGATCTACTGCCAAGTGCTTGGCCTAAGGTAATTGGAGATCTCCCCGCAACAAGCACCACAATTGTTGGTGTTGTGGAGTACGACGGGGCAACGAGTACCGAGTTCTTCGGCAGCCAGCACAACAACTCAATGTTGCGACCGATTGTTAAGATTGTGATTCGTCACACCTCGTACGAAACTGGTCAGCAGTGGGCTACTGAAGCAAAAGAGATCTTGCATCGATACCACGACGATAGGCTGCTGAATGTTCTTCTGGTTGGTACTCCGATTTACTTGGGTCGGAGTCCTGAAAAGCTACACGAGTTCCAAGTAACTTTTAACACCATTATAAAGGAGTGATTTGAATGCCTGCGACTGAAAAGCCTTTTACCGGTTTAACCGCGAGCGTTAAGGTTGGCTCTGGCTCGTCGGCGAAGACCTTGGCTTACATCTCCGGCGTGGATCTGAATCTGGATAAGGAAATTATCGAGATTCTCGCGTTCGGTATGAAGTACAAGGAAAAGGTGCCTGCTGTCAAGGACTGGACTGCATCTATCGACGGCACTGTAGCTCTGGCTGCTGGTGGTACGCAGAAGCAGTTCTACGATGCATTCGAAAGCGGTGATCCGTTGACGATTGGCATCTACCTGGACGATACCACGTACTTCGAAGGTACGGGCTATGTGGCCAGCTTTGACATCAGCGCTGCTCCGGACGACAAGATTTCTCTGACGTCTGAGATCTCTGGCTCCGGTGCAACCACTCTGACGCTGCCTGCAGAGGGCGGTGGCGGCTAATCAATTCAGCAGGGCGCAACTTCATAGAGGTTGCGCCCTCTCAACAAAACTACAAAATTACATTTGGAGGATATCATGGAAAAGTACAAATCTGTTGTCCTGGGCGGTGAGACTTATGAGCTGGCTACTACACTGCGTGTTGCATATCGTGTGCAGGGCCAGAACAACCATAAGCCGTACTCTGAAGTGTTTGCCAGTATTGGCGACATGCCTCTGGAGGATCAAGTCGGCATTCTGTATGAGGCCTTCTGGTGCGCTAATCCTGTTGCACGCGCGCAGTACACAAGACAGCAGTTCCTGGAGGAGTACCTCGATCACTACAACGTGAAGCAGATGATGCTTCAGCTGAAGGCCGTCATCCAAGGCATCATGGGTATCAAAGATGACGAGGTTGAGAACGCAAACCCTCAGCCGGAGCAGGAAGCGACTGCTCAACAATAACGTGGAATAACCTGTTTAGCTTGGGCTTCAGAATTGGCTTGCTGCCTGAGCAAACATTAGATATGAGTCTAGACCAGTTCAACGCCTGTGTTGACGGCTACTCAACCAGACTGCTGGATCAGCAGAAGCTAGCCGCTCAACAAGGCTACTGGGCTGGATACTATTCACGCGCAACTCATCCTAAGCCCCTGCAGAGCGTTATCAACAAGATGGATCAATCTCAAGGTAAACCTCAAAAGCATGTATCCGAGGTTAATGTTGAAGAGTTCCTTCGCAGAGAAGCTCAGTTTAAGAAGAACGGAGGTGGAAGTGTTGGCAACTGATTACGAAGAAGTAAGATATGAATACACAGGTAGTACCGAAGATCTTCAACGAGCTACAGATCGAGCGATCAAAATACTGGAGCGAGCTCAATACCAGATGGAAGCTATATCTGAGCAGTCGATTGAGCCGGATACTTCGGGTTTGGACTTCTTGAAGCAGCGAATTAACCAGCTTGTATCTGAAGCTAATAAGCTGAAAGACAGTCTTACTTCAATGACTCAGACTGGCGCAGCAACGAAGCAGGCCGTAGATGCTGCTAAAGAGTTGCAGAAAGCTGTTAGAAGCTTATGCACTGTGTACATTGATTTCAATGACGTCAATGAACAGACTACGTACCAGGTCAACGCAATGGCTTCAGCTATGCGTCAAGTTGCAGCAGCTTTCAGGCGTGTCCAACAAGCAGCAGACGACACTTCACGAGCACTACCAGTGGTTACTGGTAGTAGTGCTCAGGGTTCCCAAGCACTGCCAGCAGTAGCTGCTGGAGGTAGTGGAGGCGGTGGCGGTAATGCTCTGACTGGAGCTGTTGGAGCTATCGGCGACGGCTCCGGTAACACGATTGGCGCGCTGACTGGAGCTTCGGCAATTGCAGATCTTAGCCAGGTTCTGGCAATTATTCGAGGTATTATCAACGCGATCAAGCAACTGGTCAACCTGTACAAAAAGGTTGACAATGCTTGGAAAAAGTTTATTCAATGGAATATCGATCAGCTCAACAAATTGCTGACCGTAATTCTTAAAGTAATCGACGTTGTTGTCGATGGTTTAAACACTTTTGTTGATCTTGCTCGGAAAGCTACTCAACTTGTCGGCAATCTGACTACAGGCTTTGGGGCTCTGTCAACTGCTGCTGGGGCTGTTGCGGGTGCGTTTGAAGACATTGTAGGTGCTGGCGTTGGTGTTAGCTTAGCCGAGGCTATCAAGCAGAGTATTGACTTCTCTGAGAACTTGAACTTGTTCCAGGTAGCTCTTAGCGATAGTGCTGAAGCTGGTCAGGAGTTTGTCGATGCTATGCAAGAGTGGTACGGCATGGACCCCACCAACGTTCTCGCTAGTGTTGGCTACTTCTATCAGATGTCTGATGCTATAGGTACTAGCACTAAGGCTGCTGAGACGATGTCTATGGGCTTGACCAAGGCTGCAAACGACATCTCCTCGCTGTTCAATGTTGACATTGAAACTGTTCAGAATAACCTGGCTTCTGGTATGCAGGGCATGTCGCGTGCCGTACGTAAGTACGGTATGGATATCCGTGCTGTTACGTTGAAGCAGACAGCGCTCTCTCTTGGCATGGACGGTAACACCGCTAAAATGAACGAAGCTACCCTACAGGGTCTGCGGTATGTTACTATGATGCGTCAGGCCAAAAATGCGATGAATGACTTCAGTAACACCATTGAGTCTCCTGCCAACCAGATTCGTATCTTTAAGGAGCAGATCACTCAACTTGCTCGAGCTATTGGCAACTTCTTCATTCCAGTGCTACAGAAAGTTCTACCACTGTTGAACGGCATTGTGATGGCCATTCGAGTTATCCTTACCTTCATTGGTACTTTAATTGGCCTAGACTTTGGATCCTTCAACTCCTCTATTACTGCAGGCGCTGGAGCTGCTGAAGATGAAGCTGACGCTCTGGAAGGTGTTGGCGATGCTGCTGCGTCAGCTAAGAAGGACATTGACAACCTGTTAGCGCCGTTCGACGAGTTGAACATTCTGCAAGAAAAAGCTTCGAAGAGCTCTGGCGGTGGCTCTGGCGGTGGTATTGGCACCGAAATGGATCCTAAGCTGCTTGCTGAGATTGAGCGCTTGTCTGCTTCGTTTGATAAGGTTAGGATGAAAGCTAACCAGGTGCGCGATGCTATTCTCGAAGTGTTTGGTCTGACTTGGGACGGTAGCAAGATTCAGATGTCTACTGACGGGTTTATGCAGCGCCTGGTTAACATGTGGAAAAAGGCCGACTTTAAAGGTTTTGGTGCTGAGATTGCTAACCTGATGAATAAAGGCATCCAGTGGGCGTTTGACAACACCAAGCCTGAGAAGTTTATGGCCAAGATCGAGCGTGTAATCACTAACATTACAGATGGCATTCGAGGCTTCGTGTCAACACTGGACTGGGGTAGCATTGGTGCAACGCTCGGTAACCTGTGGACTAATGCACTCTATACCGTCTATACAGCAGTTAATACCTTCCCCTGGGAAGAGGTCGGTAGCGCTCTGTATGACTACGTAGCTGGTCTGTTTGGCAACATTCCTTGGTCTAACGTATCGCTAACTTTGTTTACAGGTCTTAGCGGTATCAACAAGGCGCTACTCGCATTTGTTGATAGGATCAACTGGCCTGCAGTAGAGAAAGAGATCGTGACCTTCATTAACAATACAGTTGTAGAGGCCCAACGATTTGTTGACGGGCTGAAGTGGTCAACTTTCGCAAGTAACCTTGGCGTGTTGATTTCTAAGACCATTCAACAGGTTGACTGGGCTGGCGCAACTACCTTGCTATGCTCCTTTGTTGGCCAGATTGCAAGCGCTGTAACAGCTTTCCTTAGTAAGATCGACTGGAGTGCTGCTATTAGAGCTATTGGTACGATTGTCAATACCATGGTGCTCAATGTGCGTAAGTTCATTTCTGAGATTAACTGGATTGCTATTGGTAAGGACATTGCTACGTACGTGAACCAGTTCTTTGCAGAGATTGACTGGGCTACATTTGGTGATACCCTGAAACGCACAATTGAGGGCTTCCTCGATGCCGCTGTCGGTTTTGTAGTCAATGCGGACTGGGATGCAATTTTTGCTGACATCAGAGCTTTCCTAGACTCTCTGGACTGGGGCGAGATTATGCTTGAGCTGGTTCAGTTGATGATGGAAGCTTTCAAGCTCAAGTGGAAACTGCGATGGGAAATTCTAGCAAGCTTTATTTCAGGTTTCTTCACCGAGCTGTGGCACCAAATTGTCTACAACTTAACTGGCGGCCTGCTTGGTAGCAATCGTACTGCAGAAGTCGCAAAACGCGCCAATGGTAAACGCACTGGTTTCGGTGGCGGTAGAGTCACACCCTTTGCAACAGGCGGCGTAGTGACGAAGCCGACGATGGCTCTAATCGGTGAAGGTAAACATAATGAGGCAGTCATTCCGCTGGGCAACAGTCCGCAGATGGATCAGATGCTCAACAAGTTCGCTCAGATCGCAGCAATGCAAGGCTCCGCAACTCCTCAAGTAAATGTTTACATTGGCCAAGAGCAGTTCGACGCGTACACGTACAAAGCATCCGAGCGTGGCAAGACACTTGTAGGAAGACAACCTGTAGTTTTAGGAGGTACCTAATGCCTAGACCTTCAACTATGTTTTCGATGCAGTCCCTCAATGGAGGGACTGTCATCAACATTCCAAATCCAGATAAAGCATCTGGTTCCAACTTAATTGCAACTCTAGTCAACTCTGGTCGTAATGCTAATGCAGTTGTCGTGGCACAAAAGATTGGCAGAGACCAGGATAAGACAGAGATGCAGTGGAATTACCTGCCTAAAGATGTTTGGGAACAGATGATTCGTTTCTGGGATCAAAACTTCTTTTTCAACTTTACGTACTATAGTAGAGTTGCAGGTACGAAAATTACGCGTAAGTGTTACATCGGCGATAGAACAGACAAAGCATTTGATGTGGACGCTAATGGCGTACCAACTGCGTACGTTGAATGCTCTGCAAATGTAATTGACACGGGAGAGGGTGCGTAATGAGCTTACCTGTATCAACAGCTTGGAAGCAAGCTATCCAAGCTCAATTTCGGTACCCAGGCTATCTGCGAGTTGAGCTAGATGTAGCGCCTCCTGGGATTGCTGATAATACAACTGTATCTTCGGTAACGTCTTGTCCTTGGACGAAAGCATCCGATGTCATCGAACGCCAGAAAACGCCCGATACTCCAGTGCTGTCTCTTGAGCACAATAGATGGTGCTTAGACGGAGCTTTTATACCGGTCAACGATCAAAATACCTCTCAAAATAAATTGGGCTGGTGGTCCCGTAGTCCGATTGAGGATGGAGTATCTACTGTATTTCAATTCACGTTCTCGCAACCGTACGACTTATTTGGATTGTACATTCGTTGGGATCGGCAAACGTCCTCTTGGGCAACAGACTTCACTTTTGTAGGGTATAATACTGCTGGCGATGTAGTTGCGACTAAGCATATTACCGATGCTCCAGCAGCAGATGGCTTTTATGAAATTAGCATGTCTAGTGTAAAAGTTATCAAAATTACCTTCCAAGGTTGGAGTAAACCTCAGTGGCGTGCTCGAATGGAGTTTGTACTGTTTGGCAAGTTGATTGAATTTACCAACGATCGTATTCAGAGTGCCGATTATACTGCGTCTGTAGATCTGTTGAGCAACAGCCTACCAACTATGCAGTGTGTGCTGGAAGCCACGAACTATGACCAAGAGTTTGATCCGACACTGAAAACAGGCGCTGCTGCATTCCTAGCCCGTCAACAGCAGCTAAAAGTCCGATGGGGATTTGAGACCTCGTACGGCATTATCGAGTGGCTTAAAGAGTGGCCTATGTACCTGAGTCAGTGGTCTATACCTGCTGATGAGCGTGTTGTTAAGCTAACAGCAATTAGTAGACTACAGTTCATGACTCGAAAATACATCTACGGTAAGTACTCCAGAGCGCCTGTAACCTTCAAACAGCTAGCAGACACGCTGATGGCTAATAGCAGTGTAATTAAAGAAGGTGCATCTGATAAGCCTTGGGAGTTCGACGCTATTTTGTCAACTTTAAAGACTCGAGCGCCGCTACCAATCGACACTGAGAAAGCTTTACTGCAGTTGATTGCCAACGCCACAGGTTGCTGCTTAGACATCGATGTCACCAATGGGTACATTCGTATACATAAGAGCAGCAATGTCAGCGACTATACAATAGACGAGACACAGCAGTTAGGTGATCCATCTTTTAAAGTTGCGGAACGCTTAAAAAGCATAAAGGTTGGACTACACACCTTTGCAACTAAAGCTGATGCTGATACTGTATACTCGTTTGACGGAGATCTGCAGGGCACTGTGACATTACAGATCGAGTTCGATGGAGGCAACATCGTTGAAAATCCTACTGTAACAGTCAAAGGTGCAACTCTAAAATCTAGCGTCTTCTATGCTCGTGCAGGGACTCTAACTGTACAAGCACCTGCAGTAAGCACTGAGGTATCTATCGAAATCACAGGCAAGGTCGTTGAAGACTCTACGACCTGGATTGAGACATATAACGACGCTGATGTAGTTGATGGCACTGAAATTTCAATCGACAATCCTATGATAACGGAGATGTCGACTCTGCAGGCTGTTGCGGATGCAGCTAAGGCACACTACTTGCAACGCACTACTACATCCATACCGTACCTGGGTTACCCCGATATTGAAGTAACAGATCAAGTTAGTGTAGAATCTACTTACGGCAATTTTACTGGTCAAATTACAAAAGCCGATCTCAGCTTCAACGGTGGATTCGAGGGCAAATTGGAGGTGCATAATCGATGAGCATTATCGACACTCTAATTACAGATCGCACAGCTACAGATGTTGCTGCGCTTAAACAGTTGATGGCGCTCGATTATGCGTCTATGAGTCCAGCGCAGCAGGCTGCATGGCTGCAAGACTCAAAAGGAGCCTATAACGTCTCTGACATGAATCGAGTCGGCACAGCTCTCAACTACTTGAAGCAGCTATTGACTGCAGATTGCGGCAAAGCTTTCAACTGGACAGCTAAAGTCGACTGGTCTTATCTAGATATTCCGACTTTAACGCAAATTCAGGCCTATGCTCAACAGATCGCTGATATACGAGCTGCTTTAGTTATGCCAGTCGGCACAGCAGCAGCGCCAGCTGTAGTAAACTTAACATGGCAGCAAGCAAACGACATTGAGCGAATACTTCAAGTATGCGATCAGCTAATCGTCAACGTTAAAGCGGCTTTTAAGTACACAAACGCAGCTGAGTGCTGCACTGGAGGTTTAATATGACAGATCGTCAACCTACTCAGATTCTAGCGAATGGAGCCATACGTTATGGTGTATATAACGAAGCTGGTCAATTGCTTCGCTACGAGTATATGAAGCGTGAGGATGCTCCTACGGTTGAGGGGACTCCTCTCAACAAAGCTAATTTACTCTCCGATGCTACAGCAGCTAAACTATGGCGTGGTACGACTAAACCTGCAGATCCTACAGTTAACGATGCGCTCAGCAAGTTGACTGAAGGTACAGCAAGGGTTGGAGACATAGAGATTACATCGCGTACGGATTTGTCCGAAGCATGGCTTCCCTGCGACGGTCGGTTTATCACGCAGGCGCAGTACCCCGAGCTGTACCCCATCCTCAGAGCGGCAGCAACGAGTGAAAATTGGAGTGATCAGATAGTAGCAAATACGGTAGGGTACGATACTGCTGAGTACAACTACGATATGATTAGCAATGCCAATGGCGTATGGTTCAGAGCCAGACGTACCGAAGATGGAGTTGATTTCTACACTTCAGCTAATGGTCATAGCTGGACTAAAATTAACCTACCAGGTCTCAGTAGTCCATCCATCAATAAGTACTCTAACGTTGGTCCTGTTATTTTTGTAGGTACGAAGTACTTGTGCTTAGTGCAATCATATAATTCAAATAGCAGTTACTACAATTCGCATCTCCTACAGGCAAACAATCCTGCTGGTCCCTGGACTAAAACGGATATGCAGATGGCGGGCTCACCTAGCTGGGACGTTATTCGACACCGGCTGTTCTACCTGAATGGTGTATATTATACATTCCATTCTGAGGGCGGTAGTTACTCAAGTGACCTGAAGAATTGGGACGAATTTAGTCGTCCGGATAGCAATTTAGTGATTGCTGATGTGGCGTTAGATGAGTCTACTGGATTCTTCTACCTTATCTACGGATCCAGTAGCGCTTATCGCTTAATAAAAACAACTGCGCCCGCGAATGTTAGTGATTGGAATTATATTCAGCAGAACTCTTATCGGGGCAACGATGCGCAGGTAATAGCAGATAACAACATGATTATCGTTGCGCTCAACTATAGCAGCAAAGTACTGTACTCGCAGAATGGCGGGACCAGTTTTGTAACAAAGAGTATGAGCGGTGCTTACGCAGTGTATAACTTAATCATGTTTGATGGCTTTATTGCTGGTACTGGTACAGGTCAAAAGGTTGCCATCTCAGATGATATTACTACCGGATTCGTGTTTGTTGACGTGGGTTACGCATTGAGCTCTCAGCTAGCCGGACATGGAACTCTGCTGATGGGCGCTTGCGACTCTACAAATACAGTTATGCGAAATGTCTACCACGATTATGCATCCGATAGGAAGAAGATACCGAACATCACGCCAGACGCTCGTAGTCATGCCTACATTAAAGCGATGGAGGAATGATAGATGCATAACCGAATTGGCACAAACAATCTCGCAAATGGCGCAGTACGTTATGGCGTGTACAATGCTGCAGGACAACTTCAGCGTTACGAGTATCTCAGACTAGAGGATGAACCTCTCGCTGAAGAGACACCACTGCTTGCTGAGAATTTGCTAGCAGCAGCGACTATACCTAAAATCTGGATCGCAGGAGATGCTCCATCGGATCCGACAGTCGACCAAGCTCTCAACAAATTAGCTGAGCCACACTATCCAGTTGGTGCTATGCTTGTGACTGCTCGTCAGTTGGTAGCACCCTGGCATGAGTGCGACGGTTCAACCTTCTCACAGACAGAATATCCTGACTTATATGCTGTACTCGGTGGCACTACTTTACCAAAAGTAAACTACTCAACCGATACAAGCACCTACATTAAAATGGCCAATGCTTAAGTACAAAGAGCGATGGAATAAAAATGAGATGATGCGTCTCATTGTCGTGCAGTGTATTCAAGCACTGCAGTTGACAGGCTACATTGTTGTGGGTACAAAACTGCTCGTATTTGTTGGTGCCTACATTCAAGCCATTCTCAACAAAACTATGATCGAGCTGCTGCAAGCCTTAGACTGGTCAACAGAAACTACGTTTATAGCTGCTGCATTCGGAGGCGAGTTGCTGCTCGGTATGGTGAAAAAAGTTTTTGCAAAGAAAGGAGATCCAAACAATGAATGATTATCTGAAGAAAAGACTCGCAACCCTGTGCAGTGTTAAGTCCATTGTTACGATTGTGTTGACTGCTGTATTTGCTTATCTGGCAATTACGAAGCAGATCACGCAAGAGTTCATGGTCGTCTACACTGTCGTTATCGCTTTCTACTTTGGTACTCAGAGTCAGAAAGTGCAGGACATCATTGCTAAGAAAGGTGAGGATGAATGAAACTAATCATCAACAATACCATCAAAGCAAGTCGGCATGGCGGTAAACGTCCTCTAACAGCTATCGAAGCTATCGTGTTCCACTACACCGCAAACATAGGCACCTCCGCAACAGCTAAGGGCAATGCCCGGTACTTCGCAAATGGCAGTGAAGGCAGAGCAGCATCTGCACACTACTGTGTGGATGAAAACAACGTTGTCTACGAATGCGTACCTCTGGATACTGTCGCCTGGTCTGTTGGCGATGGTTGGGGCGGTACGTGCGGCAAGTTCGTCAACAACTACAACTCCGTCAGCATCGAAATGGTCAGTCATACCGATGCATCTGGTAAGTACTACATTCCTCAACAGACCATGGAGAATGCAGCACGCTTGTATCAGATGCTGTTGAAGAAGCTGCCTAACGTCAAGTATGCTGTACGGCATTATGACGTTAGTAAGAAGAGATGCCCTGAACCTTTGATCGACGAGAAGAAATGGGCAGACTTCAAAAAACTGTTGAAGGAGGTGGACGAGGTGGTTGAGACTTCTAAAGTTATTGTTGATGGTAAGGAAGTAGCTGTCAAGAGAATTCTCAAAGACGGCTCCAACTACATCAACGCTCGAGATTTTGCTGCAGCACTGAATCTCAAAATCGGCAACCAGGGCAACATCGCTGTATTTACGACGAAGGAGAAGTGACATGACTATTTTGATTGCTGCTCTTAGTAGTAGCGCTCTTGCAGCTGTTATCTCTGGCGTGTTCACTTTGCTGTCTGCACGCCAGAAGAAGGACAATGGCATCGAGGCTGGTGTTCGCATTCTGCTCTATGACCGGATCAAGTACCTCGGCAACCATTTTGTTGAACGCGGCTACGTTACTCGCGATGAGTACGAAGACCTGATCAAAATGCACGAAGTGTATCACACAGCTCTCGGTGGCAACGGTTATCTGGACAATTTGATGTTGGAGGTAAATAAGCTACCTCACAGCAAACAGGAGAAAGGAGCTTAATGATGATTCCCAACCTTATGAGTTACGAGCAGGTTATCCGTAACTACGCTATCAAACAAGGCTGCACGCCTGCTGTGGCTCTGACGCACTTCATGGTCAACCTTGCTGTCATGCGTGATCATTACAAAGGCTTCCCTGCTAGTATCAACTTCAGAGAGATTGGTCAGCAGTGGAATGATCTGCCTTCTGATCAACGCATTCAGCAGCGCAACGATCTGCAGACTAAGCTCATCACAGTAGCTCCTCGAACCAGAGGTATGTGAGATGGATCAAGACTTCATCGTAACTGGCTTGCTCTCTGAGCTCAAAGCAGAGAACATTCGGAAGGACGCAGTCATTCGAGGTCTGATAAAAGTCATTTGCGGTGTAGTTGCTGCTGTACTCGTAGTAGTTGCAGGATTTCTGCTATACCTGAACCAGTACGACTTCGGTAGTACTACCACAACCAATGCTACAGGTGTTTATACACTTGTAGATAGCCAAGGCAACGTTGTTGCAACTGATCTCACAGCTGATGAGATTGAGGAGGTAATTAAGAGTTATGGCACGAATCACGCAGACTCGAACCAGATCGAGGACTAAAAAGAATGGAAGATCTAAAGGAACGGCTATCAGAAAAAGGCGCTAAGTGTAACCTGCAATTCAGTACACGAGAGCGAGAATTCTACGAGCGAGAGGCGGGATTTACAGACGAGGAAATTGAGATCTTTCGAATGAGGTCTCGAGGCTTCAGCGTCATTAAAATCTCGCAAGAGATGAGCGTTCGCCATGTGCTGTTAACGGCTTTGGCTGCGGCTGCAACACCGGTTGCAACTGCGCGTAAGGAGGCGTGATCAATGATTGATGCTGTGAATGTTCCTGTTCAGTCCGTAGCTGCGAACGGCTCTGTACTGTTTGCTAGCACGCGTATCAAAACAGGTTGCGCAACTCGACACGAAGCAGGCTCCAGTAGAGTTATTCTGTTGAGCCCTGGCGTGTACAGAGTCTCTTTCAACGGCAATGTCAGCATTCCGACCGGCGGTACTGTTGCGCAGACTAGCGTAGCAGTTGTGCAGGATGGCGAGCCGGTTGCTGGTAGCACCATGCTATATACGCCTGCTGCAGTTGCTGTCCCGGGCAACATCTCCGCTGATGTGCTGGTTCGTATCTACCAATGTTGCTCGACTTCCATGATCAGTGTTCGCAACATTGGTGCTGACACCATCAACATCCAGGACGCTAACATCGTGGTCACGCGGGAGTGCTGATCATGGGAAAGTATCGTGAGCTTGTGTCCAAAGCAATGGACAAAGGTTTTGCAGAGGAAGCGTGGGCCGCAACAGATGAGATAATGGCTCAACTGTGCAAGCGCTATCCTGAGTACTACGATGCTTTGATCTGCGAGCTTGAAAAGCTTGCGTATCGAATTCCCAAGGAGCAGGCTGAGCGCATTGTGCGCAGCATGTCTCCATATGGCCAACGCTGGTCTCTTGAGCAGGTACGCAACCTACTGAAATCTAAAGGCATCACCGAGAACTGCGTCAACTGGTATCTTGTAATGAACATGGTCTATAATGACAACATGAACACTGCAAGCATGGTTGGTATGCAGAACGATGAGAACTTTTTCTTCAGCTTGGCGTGTGACTTCATCAACGACCCTGATGCAAAACCCTTCAAGGTTGAGAAGTACTTTCTCGACTAACTAAATAGAGGGACCTGGGCAGTAGCCCAGGTCTTTCTTTATACTCTAAATTTCTTCAACCCATTACGCTCAAAATATTTTAAGTGTTGATAAGCATCTTTAACGTGCTCGGTCAGCTTAAAATCAGGCGTCTCTTTTACCTGCTCCCAGTCAGCTTGGAAACCACCGAAGTACTTTTTCACACTCGGTGCTTGCTCAACTATCCGAATGCCCATTTCGGCGCACATGTATTTGATCACGCCGATTACCTCGCATGGGTAAAAGCTGTTCCACGCCAGCGACTGTGCCATCTGCGGATAGAGGTTGAACCGCTCGAGCACTACAATCTGCGGAGCCCACTGGCAAATCAAATTAGCAACTTTCCGATGATCTTTCGGCAACGTACCACCGAAGTACTCATACGCTCCAGGCTGACTACCATGCACAATCCAGCTCCGAACGCACCAACCAGTGCTCTCTCCAGGGTCAAAAGCTAGTATATCTAAATAATTACTCACGGAATGCCCACTCCTCCAGTTTGTCCGTTAAGTTGGTCACTTCACCACCATAAAGAGCCATAAAGTCGCATAACTGCTCTTCAGTGTACGTTTCAAGCAAGCATGCTTGCGTTGAGAATAAAATTGCATGAGTCAGCTCATGCGCGCATACACGCCTAAAAGTCAGACGAGTTAGCTCATTGGATAGACAAATTTCATGCTTACCACACCACGTACATCCGCGAGACACGTCCCCATCAACGCACAGTTTACTAGAATGAGAATCCTCGATAGATACCTTCCAAGTTGCCTGACCAATAGCTACTGTAATATTTTTATTCTGCAACATCTTGTAAAGCCTCCCTTATGTCTTCTGCCTTATTACGATTGATTCTGCCGACATGCTGATCAAACGAGCCAGAGCACTCTAAGTAATAAATTGTAACTGGATTGTCCTGGCCCATTCGTCTCAACCTATCTTCAGCCTGGTTGAGAATCTCAGGTGACCAATCGCGGTCGATAAAGATCATCAATCTACAAACCTGCTGCAAGCCATCGTAGCCTTGGCCCATAGCACCAATTGTACCTGCAAGCACCTGAGCACCTCGTTCAACAAAACAGCGCTTACTCAACTCATTCTGCTCTGCAGATTGTTGACCAGTGATCTTAACTGCCTCAATCTTATTAACTGTAAGGTACTCAACCAATGCAGATATCGTCTTTTCGAACACAGAGAACACTACGAATTTCTCTTTCGGATTGTTGAGACAGGTCTCTAAGATCCACTCAAACTTCGGACCAGGCTCGTCAGCACCTAAGTACAAACCAGGCCAGGATGTTGTCTGCATCAACCGAAGTGTAAGCACAGCACCATTCGGTATAGTCAGCTGCTCCGGAAGCTCATCCAGTAGCAGCTGTTTTTCCTTCCGGTAAAGCTCTCGCTGCTTTTTACTCATCGGCAGCTTGATAACTTCGCGAGTCTTACCGTGTGCAACCTCAACTGCACTATTACGAATGCATATAAGGTCCAGCAGCTGATTCAGCACCGCTGTATGCCGAGCATCATCAGTTAAGCCTACAATTCGATCTCCCCATGGTGTACGCTGAATCTTGCAAAAGTATTCAACAAAAGCATAGTAGCTGTTGCAGGCATAACTCGGGTCTAGAAAGTTGAGGATACTCCACAGATCGTCAACATAGCGTAAGATGGGTGTACCTGTCAACGCAACTCTATGTCGAGCTGGAATAGACTTAACTGCTTTAGTCTGTTGGGAGGAGCGACTCTTTATCTTGTGCGCCTCGTCAACAATTAGATAGCTCCACTGAAATGCTCTGAACTTCAACAACGTAGCTTCGTTGCGCAGCTTGTCATAGTTGACAATCCAGAATCCTGGAGTCACTTTGCAGCCATTTTCGTACACATGAGCATCAATGTTCGCCCAGCGCTTCAATTGGTCTTGCCATTGATATCTTATAATCTTGGGTGTCACAATGAGAGCCGTGGGAGCTCCGCTTTGTTGAAGAAGCTTAATTGCTTCTATTGTCTTGCCTAAACCCATGGGATTCGCATTGAGACAATGGGGTAAAGCAAGCATACTCATCACATCATCAACCTGGTAGGGCTTCAACTGGTCTGCATTGAGCTGGTCCATTCGCTGTTGAAGATTGTCTGGCGTACGACGTAACTCTGTATCGTTGAAAATACCTAAAACGATTCGGTTGACAAGATTGTTCTCCGCAATGACCCAAGGTTCGCCTTTACGCTGTCTCCAACCAAGCAGCATGCTTGGATCTGGCGGATCGAGTACCTTAATGTACTTGTCATTTGTGTACGGTAGTATCTTCACAGTTTACCTCCAAAAATCGCATGTATCAGCAAGATCTCAATAATCCAGACAAGCACTACTATTACGACAACCTCCATAGCATTACTCTTTCGGCTTTGGTAAGCCAGTCTCCATGTCCAGCTTATACATCTCGCCCCACTTATAGCCAATCTCTGCATCAGCTACGAAAGGCACAGGGCAATCAGGGACGTACTGCAGCGGCGTAGTTGCCATCAACTCAACACACTTGTTACCGATTGTCTTCAACGCCTCTGGTTTATCCTCAACCTCAATAATAATTGAGTCATGAACCGTTGCAACAATTCGAGCTCGACCCTTCCAATTCTGCTGCAAGTAATCGTAGATGTTCATCAACGAGAACATTGCAAAGTCAGAAGCTGTACCTTGAATCGGCGTGTTGATATATTCATTCTGGATATGGTTGAGCTCAGAATCTGTCAGCACAAAATGTCTCTCACGTCCGAAGATCGTAACGCAAGGCTCACCTCTCGTGGCCATCTTGCGTCGATTCATAATGTACTCCTTCACTTTAGGCATAGGAGCAAACCACTTGTCGATAATGCTCTGAGCTTCACGCATGCTCTTCTTAAACTTAGTTGCGATGGATCCAGCACCACGACCATATGCAATCCCGAAATTGATTGTCTTAGCTAGGTTGCGCAGCTCCTTGTCTTTATGCGAGCCTTCACCAAACATCATATCACAAACTGCATCATGCAGGTCTTGGCCACTCTGGTAAATCTGAATCAAAGCTGGATCCTTACTAAGCATCGCAAGCACTCGAAGCTCGCACTGGCTGTAGTCGAGTTGAAGCAAGCAAGTTCCAGGGGATGCTACAATCAGGTTCTTGATCATTTTGTTGCGAGGAATGTTCTGCATATTCGGATTCGAGCTGCTCAACCGACCCGTCTCTGTACCATGCAGGTTGAATGTACACCGCACTCGACTATCTCTGCACAGCACGTCTCGAATACCGACAACATAGGTGTCGAGGTACTTACTGTACTTTCGTGCTGCTAAAATAGATTCCATGAACTCCTTAGCGTCGGCATCGTCCTTAGACTCGACCTCTTCCATCAACATCTGCATAGTCTCTGCATCAGTACCTGGTACGGGATGACCCATAACTTCGCCCAGCATCCATTTCAGCTGCTTAGGAGACTTCGGACTGAACTCCATATCTGGCTTTACCTTTGCTCCAGTTGCAGCACCATACAGCAAAGGATTCCAGTACTTGCCTGCAACCTTGGCCAAGCGGACCCTCGACTCAGCAATCAACTTATCCAGCTCGGCTTCCAGCTCTTCCAGATAGTCCAGATCGATGCGTGCACCTGCAAGTTCAACAGCGCCATAGGCTGTAGAGGCTCTGCACAACTGATGATAGATGAAGTCAGAGCCCGGTCTCATCAACTCGTTAAAGCATTGATGAAGTCGATATGTTGCGATGCAATCTCGTTGCATGTATGGGATCAATGTCTCTGTTGGGATGTAATCATACATAAACTCCTTTAACGGAACTTTACGCTGCTTACACCAAGTGCGTTTCAGTTGATCCAACTCATCGTCCCAAGCAGGAGCCTGTAAGTAAAGTTGACCAAGGTCTTTCAGACCATGTGTGCCTTGCTTCTCATTGATGCAAGCAAAATGCTGAAGCATAGTGTCCTCATCGACATGAGCATCCAAGTTACACATGTACTTAAGTCTGCCGCAGTCGAACTTACCATTGTGCCAGATGTACTTGATGTCGGGCTGACTAAAGACTGTCTGCAATGCTTCCCAGACTTCAGGATTAGGCTGCATTGTGGTCTTAGCGCCTACAATCGGAATATCGTAAATAGCCAGGCAGTGACTAGGCCCATACGCAAAGCCAATAGACAACAGCATATTGTCTTCCCACTCAACTCTACGAGTCTCAATATCACAAGCAAGCCAGCCATCGTACTGTCGGGCGAAATCGGGAAGCTTCTTCAACACTTCGCAAAGAGTATGAGGTTGCAAGCCAGTAACTGAATCTAGTACCAGATCCTTGTCATCCCATTTGTACTTTGGACTTGTAAAGTCCATAGCTTCAAAGGCCTTTACAGCTTCCGAGAAGTGCTCCAGCTGCATCATATTGGTACGCAGAATGTTAGTCGGAGGTACAAGCAACGTCTTTGTTGACCATACGATCTTGTACCAAGACATAACATCTCTAGTAGCCTTAACATGCCGGTCCTCCGGCATGTTAGGCGCGATCTGTTGAATGATTCTATCCATCGGACAAAACCTCCTTCAAAAACTCTGTCCAAAGAAGTGTAGCATCTGTATGCAGAGATCTGCTCAACAGCTCAACACTGCTGCACACCGGAGTATCCTTAGTTACCTCTTGCAAGGACCACGCAAGAATCTCGCCAGAATCGACTTCCGGTATAACCTCGTGGATAACATTACCGATGTGCCGATATTGTCCATCTTGAATACCCTTAAAGAGTCTCTCCTGAGGATCCTTACCTTTCAGATCCTTATATAGTTGAATAGGCGCAGGATGTAAGTTGTAGCACTTAATGTTCTTCTCCTTCAACCACTCCACGTACCACTTAGGCAGGATACGATTATAGCCGTGCAGCGTTAGTACACTATTCGGTCTCAGAACACCGACGCCATTCTCCAGAATACCATCGTGTCGGCCAAACCAGACTTTCGACAGCAGTGCGCCGTCGTACTCGAGATTGTTCGTATAGATAGCATCTGGCTTACGACCAAGTCTTTCTGAGACAGCTTCGATCTCTTTACCAGTATGCGAGAACATTGCATACCAGGTCTTATTCAGCTCCATTGCAGAACCCCCTAAACGCTTTAATGTTACGCTCGATATGCGCCCACTGATCTGGCGACACATCTTCGTTAATCATGGTGTACAGCTTTCGGGTCTCCTTGTCCTGCAGACCAGAAGGACCATACTCGATACCCGCAAGACCATGTACAACTGGATTGCTAGTATCCACAGAATCGATCCAGTTGAATCCTCCACCCTGCTGCAACGCGCAGTAGCAACTCAAATCCTGAGGCACAGCTACGCCCAGCAGATGGTGCGGCTTGGAGCGATCAATCACGCGCTGCTCATCCATCTCGATTAACGTTCTCAACCGACCTGCTGCAAGTCTCAACCAACGCGTAACGCCCTTGCATCCAGTCTCATACCAAGAGCAGTCGAAGCTAACGCCGATCTTGTCACAGTACGGTGCAATAGCTTTATAGCATCGCACAAAGTCGTCGTAGTTCTTACCCTGTACAACTCCGATTCGCTTACCAGGCAGGTCAGGATACTGCTTGATGAAGTCGAAGAAGCGATCGATTGTAGCATCTGCATCTTCCAGAACATCAGGTACGATGTACCAGGTAGGACTTAAAGCGTAGACCCAGTATGCAAACGTGTCTGCTTTGAACGCTTCGCCCAGCTCGAATACGCTGTTGTCCAGAATCACGTCACGACCCTTGCGCAACGCCTCCTGGAACAGCTCGTAGTACTGCCGATCCTCTTCGAACAGATGTACGAGAGCATAATCGCCATCTGTCAACTCTTGCACCTGGTGAAAGATGCTCTTAGGAGCTTCATGGTATGTCTTAATCATGGTAAATCCTCCACGGCCGTCCACACGGCTTCATTTCATGACAAATACCGCCACAGTAGCCACACATCGGCACAAGCAGCCCAATGTAGGCTTTCTCAGCACGCTCAACTGCATCACACATCTCTCTAACTACAGCTCGAGCCTCAGCTGTAGCCTGATTGCACAGACGCTTGTTTGCAAGCACCTGAATCTGCTCGCCGTTGCAATCAATGATCATGTTGACTGCGGCGTCCTGTCTTGCTGCACTTCGATCGTACTTGTCCTGCCGATCGTTACGCTGACTCCGAATGTAAACACCAAAGTCCGCAACATATGGCATGTCGTGCACATGCGTGCGCAACTCACAAGCTACCCAATACGGCACATCCTCGATCAGAAAAGACCAGCGCAGATATCGAATAGGACTGTGCCGAGCTCTCAGAATAGCATGACGCCATTCTGTTGAAGGAACTACGCCTTCAGTGTAGCCCACTGTCGTCCGAGCTCTACGGTTGACCTCTTTCCAGTCTTCATCAGTTGGAGCTTTCAGCAGTGTTACACGAGTGCCAACTTTAGCTTCAATCATTTCGAGACCTCCTGCTTGTCCAGGTACGCGATCAGTCGATTGAGATACCACTGAGCTTTCTTCAGGTCTTCGAGGCCATTCTTACCACGCTCTCGCGTGATATACTTCAGAACCTGCCCCTTAGCATACCCCCGATACTCCTCAGGCGTAAGCTGATCTTCCATGATGCGAATGACTTCAATCTTACCACGGGTGTAGTGACTCGGATGATTTACATTATCATTTACCATAACGATCCTCCAGTTTCTTTACATTGTATTTGTACAGATCTTCCAACGTATAGCCTCGACATGCTGCTGCAGCTGTAAGATACCACAGCACATCGCCCAGCTCTTCCAGCCAATGATCCGGATCTTGCGGTATCTGCTTCCACAGCTCACGCGTCGCAAGGCCCGCAACCTCGCCAGCTTCCTCAGCCAAACCCAAGCAAGCAAAGTTGAGCAGCTTCGGTTCCAGACCAGGATGCAGCTTAGCATCCTCGAACTCGAGCAAATGCTTCAACCGAGGCGCTTGCTCTAACGAGTCGCGTACATAAGTGTCAATTTTCTGCGTCTGCATGCTCTTTTCGCTCCTTCAAGTATTCTTTCAGCTCAGCTGTAGCACGCCAAGCATTTGTACCACTAGCAGTGACTACACCGCCAGCCAGCAGCTCTTTGTAGATATCATACATAAAGTATCTATCCACTTCCAGGATCTCTCTAGCTGCCTTAAGGCTAATAGTGCCAGCAGCAATGAAGTTCTCGAGTTTAGGGTACCGAGTCAACCACTTTTCAGCAACTGCTTTATCCATTACAACACCTCCAGCAGTTATAGATCCATTTGTTTTGCAACTTCCATTAACAGCTTATCCGGAATGTAGCTTGCAGAAGGTCCAGGTCTCAATAAGCCTCGTGTAATCAGGTCGGACATGATCTTAGAACTCTCATCCTTACTCATACCTAAGATCTCTTGGAACTGGAATCCCTTAAAGCTCGATGCAGTCAACAAAGCCTTGATAGCAGGATTAACTGCAATCAGTGTGCGAATAAACTGCATATTGTCTGCCCGCTTAGCCTGAGCTCTCTTAAACTCTCGAATATAATCGCCATATGCCATTGAAGACTTGTTGAGTGTTACCTCCAAGAACTCCTCAGCCCAGCGAACATATCGAGCATCAACTTGTAGCCAGCCTGTCACAGGGTCGTAAGAGCCACTCGCAATAGCAAAAGCACATGCAAGTCTGAGCAGCTTCTCATGCACTGCAACACCTACAATCAACGAGCCGCCACCAAGCTTTGCATTCAGGTCCTTAGCACAAGCTCTAACCTCTGCCTTAGCCTCAGATGTAATCTTGATGTCGTCAGCCTCAATACTCCACGCTAAGCTGAATAATGCTCTCCATGGACCAACCTGTACAGGAGTATCGTAATCGAAGTCGCCCAGCACATCAACGTCTTCGCGGGCAGCTGAAATCACAAGATCGAATCGAGCCTGGTCTTCCATAACTGGAATAAACTCTTGAAATGCTCCAAAGCCCTTCCAATAGAAGTCAGACAAGTTGCGACCGTTGCGCGGGTTGCTAAACCACAGCAATCGAGTTCTAGCTCTAGCTTCGCCCTTGACAATCTTGTTAAGGGTGACAGCACCGCTCGATCTTGTTGAAGAGAGATCCTTGATGTCCTCAACCTCCAAGCCGGAGGCCTCATCAATCATCAACAGACCGCGATCGTTCATCGGTATTGCGCCCCAGGTTACAACCCAGCTATCGCCAAATCGTTGGACACCACCAATGACACCTGTACGCCGAGCGTTCTCGCCGTTGATATAACCACCCATGCCCAGCACTTTAACAAAGCGTTGAGCCATCTGAGACTTACCAGTACGAGTATCGCCAATGCACATCGTATCTAGCCAGCCTTTGATAACACCACTCTGCCAAGGTATCTCAGTTACGGAACAATACGTCAGAAGAATAGCACCGAACAGATCAGGTCTACCTTCAATGCCTAAAGAAGGCATCCACTCTTCGTAGTACGTATTGATCAGATCCATCGCAGAATGAGCTTTAGCACCAACCTGTCTGAATCGAGCAATCAATTCAGGTTCAATGTTAGGTTGAACAGCTGTTACGCACTCTGCATCTCGAATCAAGTAGTAGTTCTGTTGAGTGGTGGGATCAGTGACTCTGCAAGCCTCGAAGTCGTACTTCATAGTAGCGTTCAGTCTATAGTCAGTATACAGATAAACACCATAGCGATTCTCGAACGAAGCTTCCTCAAGACCATCAATAAAACTCGCACTCTCCTGGAAGATCAGTTTCTGACAGTTAATGAGATCAACTGCTTCAGCATGTACTGATTTACAACCAAAAACTTGACGAGCATAGCTGTCTTGCGCCGAGTCAGGCGCGTTCATAAAGCGCAAAAGTTGACGAGGATCTACATCGATTGTCTGAGTCAGGTCGTCATTCGCAGGCGTAAAAGCTAGCGGACATGGCTTACTGCAGTTTGCATTACCACATACACATCTTAGCTTTACAGGCACTGTGTAGATCTTAGGCTCAACACCTACTACGCTCATACCTCGTAACTTCATCCACGAGTTCAGATGCTCTGTAAATTCACTACGAACAAGAGATACATCTTGAGCCTCTGTCGCAGCTTTGAGCTTCTCATACTCGAGATATGTTGAAGCGTACTGCCATACATCAACAGCTGAGCCTGTAAGTTGACACGACGTGTAGTAGTCAACAAAATCTTTCTGCGGAAGTCTAATAATACGGATACTAGCAGCAATTGGCTTCAAGAGCTGAATGTACGTGTTTACGGACCGCTGACCAACTGTATCAGCATCCAGCATAAGCACAACATCTTTGCCGCTGAATAAGCTAATCTCATCCGATGGGATTGAGCTACCGCCTGTACCAGTTACAGCGTTTAAACCCTGTGACCTAGCCGCAGCACAATCCTTCTCGCCCTCAACAACTACGATCTCAGACTTGTCAAACGCTATGTAAGGCCAGTAGCGTCTTTGTCCAAGACCTCGAACATTCAAGCACTTTGGCTCTTTCGTTTCGGCAATTCTACGTTGAGGAGGCAGATACCGACGAAGATTGACCCAGTAACCACGTCTAGATTTGATCGGGAAGATAACTCTGAAGTCGTCTAGCCCCAACTTCAACTCCTCTATTGTTTGCTGAGTAATGCCAAAACTTTGCAGAATAGCCAAGTCCTTCGGACTCTTGAGCAACTGTTGATGATACTTCTCAACTTGCTGCTCTGTTGGAAATGGCAAGATGCCCTTAGTCTCCCAGTACTCAAATGCGTACTTGCCAATCTTTGGCTCCACATCGAAGTACTCTGCTAAGAACTCCTTCTCCGAACCACCCTTATTACACCCATGGCAGTACCACTCGTGTGTAGTCGTATTGACTGTAAATGAGGGCGTTTTGTCTGGATGGAAGGGGCAGTTAGCGTATAGCTGATCACCTTGTGCAGATGAAAAAGCTATAAACTCATCGTAAATAAGGGCCAATGTATCCCTCCTCTGCTAATTGGAGCGACGAGTTACCTCGCCGCTCCATGTAGTATCAAGCCGGCATAACCTTCTTGATTCTGTTGACGATATCGCTGTTGTAGGTCTCCTGAACGACTTTGGCCTTGACCTGCATGCCAAGCAGCTCGCTGACATCCATCTCGACCAGCTCGCTGGTGTCAACACCCAGAGCGTCGAACAGCTCCTTGACCTTCCACAAGCACTTGTCGATCAGAACGTAGTTGTCCCACAGCTTACGCTTGCCTTCGACGCCGTTGACGTCGTACTCAACCTTCAGCATGGGGTTGCCGGTGCTGCTCGTGGTCTCTTCGATCTTGGCGATGGTCAGATCGTATACGCCTTCATCGAGAGGCTCACGGGACGGGACGCTGGAAAAATCGAGGTTCAACATAAAGTACCTTCCCAGGGTAGGCTATTATCGTTGCCATCCTGTACCGACTTCATCTCGGGTGGATGATAAATTCTGCTCTTTCGAGCTGGCAGAGCTAGCTGGACTCGAACCAGCGATACGAGAGTCAAAGTCTCGTGCCTTAACCGCTTGGCTATAGCTCTATATACTCCCGGTTTGCACGGTGACCCTACTTGTTTATACTCCGTTAGTGACTCCCTTTAGAGTTTGGTATTACCAGACGAAGTTGAACTTAGCCAACTCTCCGTTGTCGATGATGATGTCCTGTGCAGTCATGCTTCTGTTGACAACAGCTACGAAGTACACCCAAGTCGCGATCTCGCCTGAAGTTGCCCACTTGCCGAGCATCGTCTCGTTCAACACCTCTCGGTATAGCTCTGGGTCCCGCATAATGTGACCGTTCGAGCAAGTCTTTACACCGCCAGGTGAGATGCTGTTACACGTAGCACCATACTTAGCAACCTCAGCAGCTGTCCATTTAGTGTACGCAAGCACACCACCCTTAGCAGCTGCATATCGCGGAAACTCAGCACCGTTGTGCGCACTAGTTGAGGCGATGTTGACAATAGCTTTAATGTTAGGCTGCAGTCCATACTTCTCAGTACACGCGATTACAGTCTCAAGATTAGCTTCGATGTTGTCAACGTCCTGGTCCCAGCTTCCAGCATTGTTGATCAGGTACTCTACAGCGCCAATGTCAGGCAGTGCAGACGCATCTGCAGCATTCACAATGTGATGTCTGTACTGGTAGTTGTAACCTTCGATCGTGCTAGGCAGCAGATCGATGCCATGCACCATGTTGCCCTGCTTCAGAAACAGTTCAGCAATCTTCTTGCCGATACCTCGAGACGTGCCAGTGATAACTACGCTCACTTCTTTACCTCCTCTAGATACGCCTGTCCAACATGCTCATCCTCCCACTGCTTACTGACCTTGTAGCCAATCGGACTAAAGATCATCTCGCACAACAGCTCCATAATACAGCCTGTGAACGAGCACGTCACAACTTGCAGCATAGACCAGCCAAAGAAGACATGACTTACGACCAACGCGAATACAAAGTTGTCCACGAACTGAGCAATCATAGTAGACAGCCAAGACCGAAGAGCAAAGCTACCGAAGCCCTTCTGTGTACTCGCTCGACCAATGAGTGCGTTGATAACTGCATTCACTACAGACGAAGTTAAGAACGCTAGCGTGCTACCAGCCAGCACATACCATGTACCGCCAATAGTGTTGTCCAGAGCCTGATTGACCTCGACCATTCCGAAATCGTAGAACGCACCCCAGTTGCCAGGAATGAACTTCACAGCCAGCATAACACCAGCTACTAGCAGATTACACACTGCTGCAAATGCTGAGATCTGAATAGCAGCTTTAGCACCGAAACGCTTTGTAATCATGTCCATTACTAGGAAGCTCAGCCACGACACTGTAAAGCCGCAGTCGAGAGCCAACCAGCTTAGACCTGTGTCGATTTCCTTGTTTGCCAGTAAATTCATCAGAACAACTGACACGACAAAGAGAGCAACTACAGCACTCGGAACACTTCTCATCAACAGTTTGAACTTTTTCATGGATAATACCTCCAGTTTTATATTTATAACCTGGTTCTCTGGCACAGGTTATATTTAGTTTTTAGAAAACAGCTGCTTAGCTGTCGGATTCTTGATGTCGACACCAACACCAAGACGAGTCTTGCCAGGCCACTTACCTTTCGACTTTGTTGTTGCACAGTACTGACCCTGAAGATCGGTGTACGTATGCACAACCACGTCGAAGTAGGCAGGCATTTCTTGGACCATCTTACCGTGGATAGCAGGGCCACCGTAGATAACACCGCTAATCTCGTCCTTATCCAGCTTCTCCTGCATTGTAAACACTTGATTTACCTTGCAGGCACGCAGCTGCTGGACTGCAAGCTTATTCAGATCTGTCATCATGCCCCAGTGTTGAATCTGAATATTCTTTCTGAAGTTGAGACCTGACCCCTTCATCTCAGAGTCCTTGCTTCTCAGCTCCTCCAGCATGTACCACTGGATCTCAGACCAGGTGTCCCAGAGTACCCACTCGAACGGTTGAGTAATCGGTACCCCGAACTTCTGCGACCACTTCTTGGGGTCATTAGCCTCGACCAGCTTATACGCCTCATTCAAATCCTGGAACTTAGTGAAGTCCACAACAGTGATGTTATCAGTGTAGTGTGCTTTCAGCAAGTCTGGAGCATTACGAAGCGTCTTGATGCCCTGGTCAATGTCGATGATCAGCGTACGTCCAAGCTCGCCTACTGTACCCATCAAATGAGTCTTACCAGTACCGCTCGCTCCGTACACCAAAGCAAATGTCGGATCAGTGTCGGGCTTATTCAAATCAATAATCTGCATCTAATCACCTCCTCGAGATATCTATATTATAGATGCTTCAGCAGCAGAAATCAAGTGCACTGATATAAAAATTTCAGTTTCTTTTATATGGTACACTTAATTTCAAACTACTATACTGCCTTAGAATTGACCACCAGCGTCCTTATACTGCTTCAGCAGAGCAGCGAAACTGGGGCTCTTCTCGGCAATCAGATCATAGGTGACCATAGACTCCAAACGCTTCTTCTCAGCGTCGAGCTGTTGCTTCAACCTTGCCAACGACTTCTTACGCTCAACCTCGGCGATGTACGAGCCCAAGTTGACCAGACAGACCACCGGGGCGACCGAGTCCAGATCGAACGAAGCCAGCGCGTTGATAGTAGTAATCTGCGCCAGCTGATAGCCTGTCTTGCAGTGCACCAATACGGTATCACCGACCGCAACTTTACCAACCAGATCGTCCGGCAGTCCGTAGATGTACCGCTTCATGTGAGTAGGATCGCAGTGATCATACTCATCCCACTTAGCTGCTGCATAAGTATCGTTCTGTCTCCAGCTGAAGACACACTCAACTAAATTAGTTGAAGGGAATTGAATATTAGTCATGCTTTGCCTCCATTCCTGTGCACTTTGCCATCTGATCTCGCAGCTTCGTTGCCACCTGTGCAATAAACTGACTATTTGTCAGCTTGCCCTTACTGACACTCATAACGTTGCCAAAGTACTCACCTACGACCTCTGGGTCCGTATGATCATGCATAACCTCGATCGCATGTCGCATAGCACGCTCAACACTAGATGCTGTCACATCGTACGATATGCGCTTTGCAACCTCTGGATACAGCCTCTTGGTAATGCCCTTGTACATATAGCTAGGATCTCTGAGCGTCAACTCGATCGCAATTGTCAAAGCCTCAAAACCAAGCAGGTTTGCTGGCACGCCTAAGTGCAGCAATGTCTCATGAATTATCTGTGTCACTCTAATAACTCCTTTCTCCATACGTAAATACGATTGTTAAACCTACGAGCTACACATACAGGTAGCTTACATCTAGCAGAAATCTTTCGCAGTGACGTCGCTAAAACCTCAATGCTCTTCTCGTAGCTATGCAGCTCCAAGCATACAATGTCTATCTCCGAATCGCAGAAGTCCAGCAAAAACTTTTGAAGAGCATCTCGAGATCCATTGCCGATAGTATCTACACGCAGAGCTTGTGCGCAGTACGATGGTTTTATACAAATCATCACTCGGCGCTCCTCTCCGTCTTCTCCTCCAAGTGATCTTCAGTACGCTCGACAAACTCCTCGCTGAACTCATGCAGAATCTTTTCTCTGTCCAGATTCTCGTACATGTAAGTTGAGCAGATTGTCTTGAACGAGCACATGCTACAACCCATGTAGCTAGGCTTCGGAGCTGCGTACGAGTTGCTGTCAACCATATGCTTACACTCTCTACAATCGTTGAAGAAAGCAAGCATGAAGTTGTCCAGGTCCTCATCGCTGTACGTGCACAACGTTCTGTGGTACTGGAACTGACGAAGCAGTTTCTTGACTTCGTTGAGATACACACCACCCAGCTCGTACTGCGTACCGTGCTTCTGATTGTACTCCTTAACGAACACCTGCAACGCCCAAGTGTAGACTCGAGGCTGCTCATCGAGCCATAGATAGGACTCGTCTCTGAAGTTCTTACAGGTCTTGTGCTCGAAGCCATAGATCTTACCTTCCTCTTTGTCCAGCACAATCATATCGATTGAGCCGCAGATCGTTAAGCTAGGCTCCATAACCGGATTGCCATTTGCATCATAGATACGCTCTCCAGTCTTCGGATCTGTTGAGGGGATTAGAGGAAACAGATACTCACCGAAGCTCGTTGTCGGTATAATGTTGAAATGATGCTCGATGTCAAGCACAGTGAACCGCTCCAGGTCATCAGGCAGCACATTCTTGTAGTAGCCAGGAACCATAGCAAGCAGAGCCGCATCTGTGTCAGACTGCATCTCACGACGCACCATCTCCATGACCTTATCCAGAGGCACGTCCAGGTACAGCTGCGCCAATGCCTCGTGAAAGATCGTGCCGAAAGCAAATGCTGGTGGTGGGATCATCGGTCTCAGGTGGAACTTATTTCTCGAGGTAAGCTGCCACTGGCGCTTGCACGCCTTGAATGTTTTGATTTCAGATACATCAACTTTCAACGAACTGTACCTCCTTCATTGCACCTTTCATCCAGACACTAAACGCATCCATACATTTAGGGCATAGATCCTGCCAACCGCCATACTGACTGGTACCATCGATGCCGCCGCGATAATCAGCGTATGCAATCGCTACCACGTTAGGCTTATTCTTAGAAATCTGAAAGTATGCATGGCATCGATCACATCTCTTAGCCATTGCCATTTTCGTTATCCTCCTTCTTCATTTCTCGATACTGACGCAGCAGTTCATTAACATCACCAAGCGCTACGCCTGCTCCGTCGCTCTGAACAGCACACTGATCGAATGCGCCCGCAGATCTTACAGCGAAGAAAATCGCTAAGTCGCGGTTGTCCATCTTAAGCAGTCTACAAGCAGCATCAAGCGCCTGATATCGATCGACTTTGCTAACATCAGACAAGTTAGCTTCGCATCTCAAAGCACCTTCTCTGCCCGTGGACTCAATGTGTATGAAACCTTTCATACTCTGAAAAACTCCCTTCTACAAGTATTACAGAAAAACTTATTGTACTGTTGATCTTTCAGCTCGATTGTATTGTAACTCCTACAGTACACGCATCGCGTCTGCTCATGATGCTCATCGAGCACGTATGAGTTTGTTGCTGAGACTCCCTCCAGGCACGGAGTACATATGCGAATCAGTCGATGGGTTTCAGGATCGCGCTCTCGGTTCATCAACTGCTCTGGCACCCACTTTCTGCACCCCGGGCACCAGCAATATCCCTCCACGTAACTACCACCTCCTTCAGTTTAAAATAAATGCTACACTACCTGTCTTCAAAAGAGCCCCGAACCAGCGGAAGTCAAAACCAGTTCGGGGCTCCTACTATGAGCAACGCTCACAATGGCACAGCAGGGTGCCGTGCCTGGAGCGATTACTCGGCAGCCTTAGCCGCAGCAGCATCAGCCTTGCGCTGAGCTTCATCGGCAAGCTCCTGGGCATACGTGCCGTTGAAACGATCCTCGACAGCCTTTGCCAGACCAGCAGGTGCAACGCCCTTCATGTTCAGCATGCCATTCGAGATGACCTTGATGTCGTTGCCCTTGAAGATGGGCTCGGTGCCTTCCAGCAGAGCTTCAGCCAGAGGACGCAGGACCGTGTGAGACAGAGTCTGCATCACGATGGCGTAGACCTCAACGTCGCCCTTCAGGCAGATCATCTGATGGTTCTCCATCTCGTAGCTCGGATAGCGTCTCTGAGCGATCATCTGACCATCGACTTCGATCTTCGCACCGTAACTGCCACCAGCAGTCTTGCGACGACCGTCGTTCTCTTTCAGCTGAGCATCGATCTTGATAGCAGCATCAACGACGTCTTCCAGAGTAGCCAGACCCTTGTCAGCATCCAGACGACGGCTGATGAAGCGCTCGATTGCGTCCCAGTTGAAGACCTTGGCATCATACACAACGCCCTCTTTCGGCTGCTTCGCAACCGAGTACAGACGAACCGGATTCAGATCGAAGACACCGGCAAACGCCTTGAGGGAAGGCTGCACGCCTTTGATTTCCATAATCTGTTCAATGTTGTTCATAGTAAACCTCCAAATTTGTTTTGTATTAGTTCTTATCTACATTATTATTATAGCTGCTTTGCTCGAGAAAATCAAGTCTTTTGTTGAGATTTTTGAAAATTGTTTGAACTGAAAGGAGTCCAATCAGATCTGTTGAGGGGTGTGTACTGAATTCGGAACCCAGAGCTTATTGCTCTGTTTCAGCCTCAGGTAAACAGCTTGCACTTGAGCTTCGCTCATAGCTCTCACCTTCTGCTGCCATTTCTCAGCACCTCCGTACTGACACATCAGAATCCAGCGCATTTCATTAGTGCTCATCACGCCTCTCCTCCTTCAACCATCTGTACAGGCACGCTTCACAACAAGAGCAGTCCAGCTCAGCATCCCACTTGTGATCGCACTCCGCCGGGTCGGGACTCGTACAGTATTGCTTAATGAGACCACCCAATAAAGCCTTTGCTAATGACCTGTCGTCCAGTGCCCGGACATAGTCTGTGTTCAATGTTTTCATTTATGCCACCTTCCATTTTTCTTCAACCACTTAGCGTGGTTCATTCTCTGCTTCGTACCTACTGTTGGGGATATGCTAGGGTTCAGTGCTCCGCAATCAACTCGAGCTGCATATTCAGCATGCTTCTCACGCTCGTATGCTTTGTATGCATCGCACTCGCCGTGACAGGTTGCGGATCTGTTGACACAATCTCTAGTGCACGGACACTTTAGTTGAAGATCAGTCATACACTTCTACTTTCTCAAATGCGACCAGCACACGTGCATCCCGTAGATCGGTCATGGCTACAACTCTGTACGTCGGATTGCGTGACAGCCAGGTGTTGATCTGCCTAGCTAAGGCACAATAGTCCTGTGCGTAGAAAAACTCAACTCTGCTCATTTGTTAGATCCTCCTTGCTCCATCCAAGGTGGCTACCGATGTAGAACTTGAAAGGTCCAAAGCGAGGGTACTCCAGCTTGGACCAGTCGAACCGAGGTAGCGGTTGGTCCGCCGACTGCGCGTGCTCTGAGCGCTGCCAGATGTTGAACAGGTTTGTTGACTTGACGAGGTTGACCAGACTAGGCTTGGCGTACAGGCTCGGATCCTTCGGAATGAGGTACAGGTCCAAGCCACCGTAAGGTGCATCCTTGTCTAGACCGACTGCTTCGCTGAGCATCATCGTACCGAGCGTGTTCTGTTGAATAAACTGATTCAGTTGATACAAGGCCTGTCTGTACTGATTCAGGTAGACCTGAAGCTCAACAACTTCTGCTTCCTCACGCATCTGCTGCAGGAGCTCGGTCTCCTTAGTCGTAACGCGGACGACAGGCTTAGTTTCGTTATTCATTTGGGCATACCTACTTTCTTCATTCGTTTTTTGAGTTGGTAACTTCTGTCCGGCAAGCAGAACGGACACAAGCCTGATTGAGGCCAGTACAGGACCTCCAGCTTGCCGGTCTCAGGGTCTGCGATCGGCTTTCCCTTTGCGTTGAGCTTTAGCTGCATCGAGTAGTCCATTGCGTTGAGGTTGATGCCGCCTCGAGCTTGTGCTTCTCGAATGTGCGTGTTCATTCTAGCCGAGACAGTTGAGCCAATGACCTGTGACAGCTGTCTGTAGCTAGTGTACACATTCAGCACCGCGCATTGGGTTGCGAAGTATGGGCTTGCTGCCGACACTAGCTTCTGGCCCGCTACGCTAGGCTGCATTGTCACAATGCCAAGAGAGTCCAGCTCTCGCTTCCAGAGCCACAGGCGCACAAAGCAGTCATGCAAGCATCGATGCGCACAGAGCTTAGTGCAAGTGCAGCAGCACCTTCGAGCTCGATTGCACCCAGCTGCTCGGTATAACAATGGCGAGCCAGCTTCACCCGGCTCTAGCTCACGTCTGGGCGGCTCAAAGCGTTGTGCATTGCGAGGGCTTGCGAACCAGATCGCATCGCCTTGAGCTGAATCGAGCACCGTTGCCAGCGGGATCAGTTGAGAGGGTTTCGGCTGGCTCAGTTGAGCTGGTTGAGATTGGCCCGGAAGTTGGGCATCAGGTGCGCTCAGGGTCTGTAGGTTGAGGATGAGTTGGTCCAGCTGCTGGCATTGCTGTTGGACTGCTGTTTGGTTTAGGATCGGATGAGTCACTTTGCAGTACATTTGATGTTTAACCTCCCTTCGAAAGTAGTAAACTAATTTTTGTAACGTGGGGTATGACACTCTCTCGCGCCTGTTTTTGGTGCTCGAGAACCAGGTGTTTGACCAACTAACTGTTTTTACTGGTTTCACTGAAACTTTCCTGATTTCATTCAGTCAGTACTGGTCATTCTCCTTCTCCTTTTCTTCCTTTCTCTTCTCTTTATTATTTATTATTATTTTTATTATTAAAGAAAAATGAGAAACAATGAAATGAAATGTAATGAAAAGGGAGCAGAAACGGAACTGAACGGTTTTCATTTTAGTTAGTTAGACAGCGGTCTCGCGAGCGTCATTTCTAGAGCTCCAAAAACCCCGTTTTTTCGGCTATGAGTGATTGTTCTTTAGTTTTCAATGTGCACTGTACCCTTAGTGGGTGATTGGTTGCAGCGTGCAGCGTGCAGGGGCTGAGTCTGTGCGTTTGGTCAGGGGCTATCCCCTTCAACTGATTGGTGGATTGATCGACCCACTCAACCAGTCAGCTGTGCTGTGCGCAACCAATCGTTTGATTGCAAGGGTGGTTGCCCACCCCAACCAATCAACGGAAGTTATAAAACCAACACACGAATGTATTGAAGTTGTAGAAGTCAGCGTCAGTCGCAACCAATTCACCGGTGGGTGTGTAGTAAATGTTACCACAACCACCAGCGCGGTTGTTGAGTGTTTCAACGAAGCGGAAGTCGTTGTATTCAAAGGTACGCAGGGGGTAGTTTTTACATCTGCGGTTGGGGTTGGGCTTTTCGTCGATCGTTTTGATTTCATCGAAGACTTTGCAACGGGTGTTGATAACGTCAAGGTTGGTGCACCAATTGATTGTGGAATAAACGTTGTGATTGAAGTGATTGTAAAG